ACTGCAACTTGATGCAGAAAAACGTGTAATCGATTTTGAGGGGTTCGTCGCCTAGAACCCAGACAGGGAGGGAGCTAAGACATGATCGGAATCCGTCACAAAACCTATATATAGGTAGATAAGATCATGTCCATTTGCGATCGCGAAGCGTGTAGGAACTGCGATCGCACCCTTCCCACCCCCTCGACGATGAACACCCCGCCTCAATAAAGCATCAGCTTAGGAGAGCCATTAAGGGGCGTTGAAGTGCCGAGACGGGGAAACCACACCCGGAGGGTTAAACCCGCCTCCATCGCCCTCCTAGGCACTTCTATCTAAATCACGCTGATCGGCGTGATTTAGGTTTCACCCTCCCCAATCAGTGAGCATCACCCCACAACAGGAAGGTGAAGGACGAGTTTTGTTAGTACAACGTACTGCAATTCTGGAACAGAAAACGTGTTACCGTATCGCGGCAGTTTAAAAGCCCAAAACGCCCTCACCGTATGGGGTAGAGTGCTGTCCAGAATCCGTCACAAAACCCTGTACAGGTAGTTTGGGTTTATGCGATCGCCGCTGCAAAATACCCCGCAACTCCCTTGACGGTGACAGGAGATGGAGATATACTTGAGACACGGCTAAAGACGGAGAGTATCACCTCCTCGGTAGCTAACGACAAGACAAGACAAGACAATGAATCAACCTGAACAGAAGGGGCGCGTCCTCGCGTTCCACCACAACCAAACAGTGGAACGTTACACACCCCCAGAAATAACAGCGAAGGCTCAGGAACTTTTAAACCCGGATTGCCTTGATGTAGCGAGTTGTGAGACGGCAAATTACCTCCATCGCTTCCCTCGCTTTCTCACCAAGGAAGATGAGTCAGAAAACCAAGAATGGAACGCCACCTCTGTATTTCTGAATCCCCCCGGCGATATGCGGAATTGGTGGGATCTTCTCATCAACAAGTGGGAGAATAACGAGTTTCGCGACGCCATTTTCGTTGGGTTCTCTCTATCAATTGTCGCCCAGCGGCATGAGACAATCTCACGGTTTCCCCACTGGATACCCCGGCAACGGATTAAGTATTGGAGTTGGCTGAAAGACTGCCCCGAATGTGGAAAAGTGAGCCTTGGTAGCGATCGCCACTGCAAGCGATGTGACTACCCCATCGCAAACATCATCCCCGAGTTGCGCCCTGCCACCTCACCACCTCATCACAGCATTATTGTCTATGTTCCCCCACAGGACCCTCTCCAGTGGGCAGTCAAGACGATTAAGTTCGGCGACATCTTTGGCGATCGCGCCACCAACCCACCGATCCTATTTGACTGTGGGGGAAATCGAATCTCATGCGACTAGAGACGATCGCCACCGTGTCGTCAGGGATCGGGGTTCCCGAGTTAGCGTTTGGATTGCGTTCAATCTTTCAATCCGAAATCGCCGCGTTCCCGAGTGCCGTCCTTGCCGAGCGTTTCCCCGAATCGCGCAACCTCGGAGACATGAGGAATATCGACGGGGAAAGCTATCGTGGGCAGGTTGATGTGTTCTGTGGTGGGACTCCCTGCCAAGCGTTCTCGACGATTGGCTTGCGGCGATCGCTCGCTGACGGCGTTGGCCAACTCACCCTGAAATTCATTGAACTAGCTAATGAAATCGCCCCAACTCTCACCGTCTGGGAAAACGTCCCAGGAGTGCTTACCACCTCTGATAACGCTTTTGGACAATTTATCGGAGGAATGGCAGGCGAAGGTGAACTGCATCCCCCCGGCGGACGCTGGCCAAGCTGCGGTGGTGTCTTGGGACGCCGGAGAGCGATCGCTTGGAAGTGCCTCAACAGTTCTCGGTATGTCCCCCAACGGCGGCGGCGAATTTATCTCGCTGCGATCGATATTGGAAGACTTCGAGGATTGGGAGGCGCGGCATCCAGGATCAACACAGCAAGATTGGCAGTCTTACCTCTCGCGATTCTGGCTGAGCGATCGCTGCAAAACTGGGATACTAAGAAGGGCGGCCAAACACAGCATCAATCTCCCCCCGCTCATGGAGATGGGCTTATCGCCTTCTCATCCATCGACAACGGACGAGACGCGGGCATCCTTTCCCCTACCTTACGATCCGGGAATAGCCGCAAAGGACGCCCCTGTAGTGGAGGAAACGCCGTGGCTATCACAGATGGGTATAACGCCCGCAAGCTCACTCCAGTCGAGTTGGAGCGATTGCAAGGGCTACCAGATGACTATACCCTTATTCCCTACCTCGGAGGATTAGCCCCAAACTACCTAAGAGTAGGCGCGATCGCTAATGCCATGACACTTCCCGTCGTGCGCGCGATCGCCGCCAACGCCCAAGAACTAATCACGGAGTTAACGCATTGAAACCGATTGTAATGTTCCCCCAAAAAGCGGGGGATATCTTTGAGGATCCCGCTGGCATTCAGATGGAGGCGATCGCGCCGGTTTGCGTTCTCTGGGTTGAACCTGGAGTTGCAACCCGGAAGCTGGAATGTCACATCCCCCTCGATACCCTATTTCCCACTTGGATGGTTCGCCGCGCGGGAAGCAATGACGAACCAGAACCGAGAACCCTATTTTGGCTCAATCACCATAACGCCAAACTCGCAATCATGCACACATTAGAGGAAACATATCATGTCGCAGCCTAACCCCTTCCAACAAGCCATCACCCCGGAAGTCAAGACGTTCGATCCGCTGCGGGCGCGATCGTACTGTCGCCTCAAGGATGACGGGACGCGGGAAACCTGGAACGACACCGTTACGCGCGTCCATCGCTACTTTTGTGAGTTAGGGGAGTTTACCCTTAGTGAAATGGATCTCACCCTACGCCAGTTCCAATCAGCTAAATCCTTCCCAAGTGGGCGGGCCTTGTTCGTCGCTGGCACACCTTGGTTAGAGAAGCCCGAGAACTATTCGGGGATTTTCAACTGCACGTCAATGCACGTCGATTCGTGGGACGTGTTTGGTGAGTTGATGAATCTAGCCATGATGGGTTCGGGGACGGGACGAGTCTTGACGGATTCAGCGATCGCCAACCTCCCCGTCATCCGCCGCCGCCTAGATGTGACAGTAACGACTCCCATTGGCACGATCGCCGCTGTTCTGCGGCAAGACGACACCATTGTTGAGCAGTTCACCTCGGGGGACGGGATTGGAGATGAGGGGGTTGTTATCACCGTCGGCGATAGTCGCCAGGGATGGTGTGACGCCTACCGTTCCTTATTAGAATTGTCGAGCGATCCAAACTTCAGTGACAACCCGCTCATGGTGGCTATTGATCTCGGCAATGTCCGTCCGAAGGGGGAAATCCTGAAAGGGTTTGGGGGAGTCTCGAACCCCGCCAAGTTGCCCGATATGTTTGCGATCGCCGCCGACGCGCTCAATGACTGCATTGGGCGCAAGCCGACAGCGACGGATTGTGCTTATATCTTCTCAGCATCAGCGTTGGCCGTGGTGGCTGGTGGTGTTCGGCGGACTGCAAATATCAATCAGGGTAGCGAACGCGACACTGAATTTGCCCAGTGCAAGATGGGCGTGTACTCCCAGCTTCCTAATGGTGAATGGGTGGCTGACGAGAAGAAAAAGCACCTAATCACCGCCAACCATACCCGAGTCTTCACCCACAAGCCCACGTTGAAAGAATGCGAGGATTCTGTGCGTCTTCAGTTTGAGTGCGGTGAGGGGGCCATCCAATGGGGCGGGGAGACGATCGCCCGCGTCGCCGCCGATATCCTTGACACAGAACCCCGCAAGAAATCTTTTCTACGCCTCTACGACATGGGGAACGGGCGCAAAATCGAGGCAATGGCGTTTCTCAACCACTGCCACCGCGAGAAGTATGGGCGCAATCTCCCCCTACCCCGCCAGGAATACATCCGAGAGGCGATCGGGCTGAATCCCTGCGTCACGTCCGACACCTGGATTCACACCGCTGATGGCCCACGTCAGGTTAAGGACTTGCTTGGGGCCCAAACCTCCGTCTATATCAATGGCGAGCTATTCTCAACCACTCAGGCGGGATTCTTCTCGAATGGTGTTAAACCTGTTGTTAAGCTCAGCACCCAAGAAGGGTATAACCTCCGACTCACCCGAAACCACAAGCTCCTCAAAGTCACAGCCCAGACGCAAAACGCGCAATACACTGAATGGGTAGAAGCTGGGGAATTGAAACCGGGCGATCGCGTCAAACTACATAATCACCGAGACATCACCATGGGATGGGATGGAGATGGTACGCATGAGGAGGGATGGATGATCGGCAACCTCATTGGCAATGGTTCACTGGACCAAGGTTCCTCAAAATCACCCACTGGATTGCTTCGGTACTGGGGTGAACATCAGAAAGAGATGGCAGAACACGCGCTCACCTGCATCAAGAGTTCTGGATGCGATCGCAGCCTCACCGCCTACCGCCCATCCCAGGGTGACTTCCTGCAAGTAGGCACGACGTTCTTAGGGGGGTTATGCGAACGATTCGGTGTCACACGCAAAGCTAAGAGCATGACTGACGCCATTGAGCGATCTAGTTATGATTTTCACCGGGGACTACTTCAGGGACTGTTTGACGCTGATGGTTCGGTGCAAGGCAACTTGTCTAAGGGGGGAAGCGTTCGCCTATCTCAATCAACGCTCTCAACCCTCACCCGCGCTCAGCGAATGCTGGCCCGCCTTGGGATTCAGTCCAAGATTTATGAGAATCGCCGGGAAGAAGGGGAGCGCTTACTACCTGGAAGCGATCGCAGTCCGACACTTTACCACTGCAAGGCAAACCACGAACTCGTTATCGCAAACGATAACCTGTTCACCTATCAGGATGTGGTGGGATTCCGCTCACCCGATAAGCGTGGGAAGCTCGAACGCCTGCTCTCAGGATACAAGCGCACCCAAAATCGGGAACGGTTTGTTGCCACCATTAAGGAGATTATTGAAGACGGCGTAGAAGAAGTCTTCGACTGCACGGTTCCAGGCGCTCATCAGTTTGATGGGAACGGGTTTGTTGCTCACAATTGCGGCGAAATCATCGGGAAGGACTTTCACTGCAACCTTAGCGAAGTCCACTTGAACCGCGTCCACCCCCATAACCTCGAAGAACAACTCGACAGCTTCAAAGCCTGCGCCCTCTACGCCGCCGCTGCGCTTAAGCGTGGGTTCATCCACCCTCGCCACCAACTGGCCCGCGACTTAGATCCCATTGTGGCTGTCACCTTCACTGGATCTTTCGACTTCTTTGTGACTCTCTTTGGGGCGGACTGGTTGAAGTGGTGGGAGAATGGGCGCGATCGCACCTGGGGAGAAGAAGTTGCTAACCCCCTCCATAAGTTGTTCCCAGACTCTCCGAGCGGGTTTGCAACTCAAGGGGACTACTTCCACACCATGGAGGCGTTCTACCTAAATATGTGGCGCGAAGTCGTTGAGGAAACCGTGGCGGAATACTGCGACAAGCACAACCTCAAGGCTCCCAACCGCTCTACGGCCATCCAGCCATCGGGAAGCAAGTCTCTACTCACCGGGGCCTCTCCAGGGTGGCATCCTCCAAAGTCTTTGCGGTACATCCGCCGCATCACCTTCGACGCGGGGAGTCCGATCGCACGGGCCTGTATGGATGCTGGTTACCGGGTGGTTCCCGGACAATTCGACACCGACGACGACGGACAACTTCTCAACAACCCCTTTGATCCGCGCTGCCATACCTGGTTGATCGAAATCCCCTGTGAGGTGAGTTGGGCGAATATGCCAGGAGTTGACTCGGTTGATATCGGAAACCTACCCGCACTGGCCCAGTTCGACTTCTATATGCAGCACCAACGCCACTACACCCGCCACAACACCTCGGGAACCCTAGAGTTGTCTGAGTCGGAGATACCGGCGGTTGCCCAACGAATCTATGAGGCGATTCGCGATGACGAGGGCTATGTGAGCATGGCGATGATGTCGCGCTCAACCGCAAACCTCACGTTCCCTCGCCTCCCCTTTGAGCCTATCTCTGAGGATCGCTATCAGGTAGAGTGCGATCGCATCACCCTATCGGCCCGCACTCCCCTACAACGGGCGCTCAACCAATATGCTGGAACTTGGGGCGACGCCGAAGGCCCCAGTGGGTGCGACTCGATGGGATGCGAGATTAGAAAAGGATAAGAACCCATGGGCGGCGTCTATGTCGCCCTACCTCAATACCGTCCCCCTGCAACTTACCTCGACAGGGGGATTATTGTAACTGATTGTAACAAAGGGTTGCACTTATCCTAGTAGGTGCGATACACTAAGGGTAGTTAAGAAAGAGGGGAAACACCCATGAACCGCCAACAGATCGCCTTCAACAACATCATCAGCAACATCAACGTAATGCGTGTTTGTGGATACGAAAACGCTGGTACTTACAGCGCCCCCGGCATTCGCGGGTTCATCGTCGCCTCTCACACCGCCTGCGGGATTCAGTTTCCGACGATGGTGATTTGCTTGGACTCCAACGGGAACCGCACCCGTGTTACCGGCGACACCATGGCAAACGAAATGATGATGGGTGTTCCCGTTACTGTTGGGCCCTTCACTGGTGTTACCTTCACTCCCGTTACCACCTACTGAGGATCAAGACAAATGCAAAACTTATTGAGTGGAGGAGAATTACGGGCGATCAGGGAATTACGCGATCGCCTCGAACGAGAAGATGAGCGTCGGGGATACCTTGCCATGCTAGAGGAGTATCCCAGCCGTCAGGCGTTGGTAAAGGCGCTAAACGATGGGGATTCGGTTGAGTACGACTGTTGCGAGGGTTCCGTAGGGGCAGAGTTCTCCTACGTCTCCGTGGTGCGATCGCCCCAAGGGATCATGCCTCAATACCAATGGCTCATGGTTCGAGTTGTGAACTCCTACCCTTGTGAATCTCGATCGTGGGAGGGGTTTCAAGAGAAAGAAGACGCGATCGCCGCCGCACTGGCTTGGTGCGATCGCGTACCCATCACCGGAGAAAAGAAATGAAAAGATTTGGCATTTTTGACATTGACTGGACTCTCTTAGAATATGCAAAAAAATTCCCAGAGAGTATCTACGACGGCACTATGGCGGATCACGCCCCGAAAATCCTAGAGAAAAGCCAAAGCGAGGGTTACACCTGTGTTGGGCTAAGTAATCAGGCGGGGATCTGGTATGGCTTCCACGAGGAAAGCTGGGTAGTTGCTCGGATGTACCGCATCCTACAACGCTTTCCTCACTTGGAGGCGATCTACTTTTGCCCCGACAAGGGGGAAACCCTGATCAAAGTGAGCAGAGGTGGACGCACTACCGAGATCCGCTCTCCCAAGGGTGGCTTCAGGAAGCCCGGCACCAAGTTTGTGGGGGTGCTAGAGAGTGACTATGATTGCATCTGCGATCGCAAAAACAGTTTCATTATGGGGGACATGGACAGTGATCTAGTTCAAGCGCACATCTTCGAGATGAAATTCATATCGGCTGCACGTCCGTTGGATTCTCACACAAACACAACTAATTAAGAAGACAAGACAATGACAATGACAACCACCAACCTAAAACCCCTCAACTACGATCGCCTCCTCCAGTTCGAGGCATTCAAAAATCTAATCAACGCATCAGTGACAGGACTGAATGGACTGCCCTCTGACGACGCCTACACCTCATCCCAACTGTGGGTTGACGGCCCCTACGGTAAGGTTGGACTAAACATCTTCCAAGTCAAGATCACGAAACGAAAACAGGATTTCCTCTGGATTCGGGCAAAGCGAGAGTTTGACTTTCACGGGCGGGCGATCGCCCCCCACCCCGAAACCAAGGTTGCGATCGTTCCTCGGGAGGCGGTGGGCGAATACTGCCTTAAGCTCGATGGCTTAGATGAGGGATGGGAAGTCTTTAAGTCCAAGCGATCGGGGTACATCATGGGGGCAGGGCAGACAATCGAAAAGGCTCTGTTCAAGTTGTCCTATCAACCCCGGAAAATCGACTTAGACGAGCGAGACTTCACCCCTAACTTTGTAGGATTCTAACTACCCCACAAAAAGACAAAACCCCGCCCTTCCCCGGCGGGGTTTTTGCTGCATAAAAAAGGAGGGACTAGCCGCCCTCCAAGATCAGTCGTAATCGCGTGTCCGTTCATCTGAAAGAAATGATATCACGACGATCTCCGTTCGCCCAAGCGCATCCGCTCAATTTCCCCAGCGAGTCCCGTGTCATCCATCACCTCGGAACGAGACTGGAGAACTTCCCCCATCTCCCCCTTTCGTGACATTCGCGCCATGGCCACCTTTTCCTCGGGAGTGTCGAGCATCATGGTGTGAATATCGGTGTCGGCGATTTGCCCAAGACGGTGAATCCGCGCCGATCGCTGATCATAGGCTTTCTTCGTCATCGGCACATCGTAGTGGATGAGGAACCGTCCTGACGCCAGGTTGAGTCCAGTTTGGGCCGCGTCGGTGGCAATCAGGATGTCGTACTCGCCACGCTCTGCACCCTTTGCGGTGAACTTTAGGCGTTCCTCGGACTTTTGCTGAGCCGAGAGGGAGCCATCGATGACACCAACATTCACCCCTTGTCCCCGTAGCTGCTCAGCTAACATCGCCGCCCCCTCGGACGACGCCGAAAACACCACCCCCTGTTTGCCCTGCTCTCTGACATAATCCATACACATCTTCACCGTCTCTTGGGCCTTGGGATTCTTGTCGTAGGGGGCCAAGTGGTAGAGGCGGTTAAGGGCAACATTCTTAATCGCTCCTGACGCCATCACTTGCCCCCCAATTGCCGCCTTCTTCTGCTCATCCGACATCTTGCCCCAAGTCTCGGGAGAGGCGATCGCATCCACCGCCGCCTTCAACCCCTCGTCTTCCCAGGCATGGGCGAAGTCTTCCCCGGATAAAGGACGCATGGCCCCTTCTTCCTTCATGATGCGATCGATAACCCTAGGAGTTTCCTTGGCATACCATTGAGAGATTTTGTCGTAGTTCTGGGTGATGCGATCGCGCTCCTGAGTCTGATATTCATGGGGTTTGATATTTGATGACTTTTCATTCATTTTCAGGAGTTCCCCGGTTTCCTTGGAACGCGGCTTTGTGGATGCAGCGTAGGAGTAGGGAGCCACAGCACGTTGCAGGGCCCGTTTCGCGCCAATCGTGTCACTCCCATAGGTAGCCAGGAAACCCTTTTCATCGTTGAACTTTTCAGGGGCGACGCTATGCAGAAATGAGTACATCTCTGATAAATCATTCTTGGTGGGAGTTCCGGTAGCGGAGAGGTAATGTCCCGAGAGGTGGGCCAGGGTTTCGAGGACGAGGGAACGATTGGACGCTTCGACGCCGCGACGGTGACTGACATCGTGCGCCTCATCGACAGAGAACACCATATCGGCAGGATCTATGCCTTCCTTCTGGAGAGCCGATAGCAACATTTGGCGGCGATCGCCCTCACTGGCCGCCTTGAAAGTCTCCCCATCCACCCCGGCGTGTTCTTGAATCATGTAGAGCAAGTCGTTCGTCAGGCTCTCTCGTGTCGTGACGTGGATATCGAGGTTTGGATCTCGGTAGGACTCCATCCGTTTGGCGCGATCGTACCCAAGGTTGGCGTTGAAGTTGTACTTTCCAGGCTCCAAGAAGGTGCAGCATTCCCCGGCGAACTGTCCAACGACACCGGATGGTGCGGCGATGATGGTGCGCTTAGCCTTCCCTTTGGCCTTTAACTCAGTGAATACCCCTAGCATGATGGAACTCTTGCCGCTCCCTGCCCCAAAGTGAACCCCTACCTTCTTCTGTTCCTCAACCATCTTGAGGACGCGCTGTTTGGAGGCGTGGGGGCCATTCCACGTTACCTCGGGATAGAGGCTCACCGGATCATTCACCTGCTCAAAGTTCCCTAGTACGGAGGGAAGGATCTCGGACATCAGTTGCTGCTCGGCTGATTCACCTAGGCTGATGCGATCGCTGTGTCCCATCTTGGGTTTCTCGTTGAGGAGTTCTTTCTGGCGATCTGGGTTGTCTCTCTGAGTTCCCCCAATATCGGCCATGTTGAATAGGCTGAATTGGCGGTTGCCAGCCGTCTGCTTGAACCGCTCGGCCACGTTGAGCCAGTCGTCCTCCTCAGATTGGAGCCGCCCTTGAGCATCGCGCGATCGCAGGGAAACTATCCGCCGCTGGCGTAGTTCCGCCATTTCCTTACTGTGGCGATCACGATCATCGGGGGATAGCATTGCCATGGCCACCCCCTTGGCCCCTGATTGCTGCTGTGAGGCTAGGGCGATGGGAGATGAGGCCATCCGATTGTAGGCTTGGCTGAAGCGATGGAGGAATTGCCCGCGAACACGATCCTCTACCGCCTCGTAGGCTTGACGCTCACCACCCAGCATATCCACAAACTCATCCCATTGGGTTTTTGGTGCTGACTGGGATTGCCCCCCCGACGCCTCGCGATTCGACTCAGCCGATGCGGACGCCATTTGAGAGGCCACGTCGGACTCAGTAAGCCCCATTGCCTTCTCTTGTTCGGTGAGCCTGACGGTAGCCGAGAAGTCCATCGCCCCGAATAGTCCAGGCTCCTCTGCTTTCTCCTGCTCTTTTTCTTGCTTGGAGGCGATCGCATCCTCTCGGATCGTCTCTCCCATGATTTCGGTGATGGCATATTCGCGCATCCATCGCCGCTCACGTCGCGTTTTTGTCGGTTTGAAGGCAACCCTGGCCATGGGCATCGCCGATAGGGCCCGGTGACTGGCTTCAATTGCGGCGTCTTTATCGGTGATCTTCTGCTTATGAATCGCCTCACCCGAGGCGAGTCCCTTTTCCCGTTGGCGGGTGGCCTCGAACTCGGCATACTCTCGGAAGGCGCTAATCACTGATTTCTCATCGATGTAGCCACCTTTCTCCTCTGATTCTCGAAAGAATTGGCGATCAAGTGCCTGAATTACCCGCCCCACTTGTTCGGCGTCGTTGAGCGATTCGGCGAACTCCTGAGAGTGTAGCTCTCCAAATACGTCCATGGGGTTGGAGCCGTTAGCGACGCGGGCCCCGACATATTGCAGCAACTCCTCACGCACCGAGTCATCCCCCGTTCCTTGAGGCGGATCAAACGACACGCCAAATTGATTCGCTTCTTTCGGGGCATCGGTGTAGGTGCTTTTTGGGCGATACTTGAACCCTGATGGGGTAAAGTCGGGTTCGTCAAGTTCACCGCGCTTGATCGCCTGAGCCTTCTCGTAGGCTTCCCTGTCCTCTTGCACCCCTTCTGCTTTGGCTAGTTTTTCAACACCCGAGGGATTGATTTTGATAGACTGCTCTCCCCCATCGCCAGGGATAATCTCGAAGTCGTCGGGGGTGAGTCCATACCTGTCGAACAAGGTTTGCTGGGGTGTGTCTTCCCCGCGATCGCCCCACATTTGGGGAACTAGATCCGCCGTACTTTTGAGGTTCCCACTACCCACAAAGCGTAAGCTGTCGGGTTTGCCTTCTAGTGCGGCAACTAAGGCTGCTGAGGCTTGCAGACTCCCCACAGTTGTCCCAAGGCGTTTATCGATCGCCGCCTTAAGCTCGTGCGCTTCATGAGAGAGGTTATCGATCGCCAGTTGCTCGTCGGGGGTGATCTGGCGCTGTTCCTTTAAGGCCCCCTCCTCAATTGCCAGCATCTCGTCATTAGCGGATGAGAGGCGCTCCATCATTGGTTGAGTTGCCGCGATCGCCTCATTGGCAATCCGGGTGGACTCCCTCGCATGGAGTGCCGCCTGAGCTTGTGTGGCCCGCTCGTATTCCGCCGGGGTGAGGTTTTGCCGTGCTTGATAGGCGAGAAGTTTTGCCGCCTCGTTATGCCCCACAGCCTCAACGACGGCGCGATTGACGGTGTTCACCTTGAGAATGTCGGAGGCGAGATCAGCTAGGGATGAGTACCCCCCATTAGAGACATGAGCTTGTAAGTCTTTGGCGGTGCGATCGTCCACCATGTCGAGGAGTTTGTTGTGGGTGAACGCATCGTCGTAGAGCTTAGCCTTATCTTGGATGGAGGCGAGAACATCCTCATCAGTGGCATCAACATCATATCCAGGGGCGTAGGGTTTCCCCCGCTCGATCGCCTTTTCGGCATACTTAGTGTTCTTCTCCCCAGCTTTGCGCTCGGCCGCCAGTGCTGCGATCGCCGCCGCCGCCTCAGCCTTGAAGGTGAACCCCTCGGGTAACTCCTCCTCTGGAGAGGTGATCCATTGAGACGGATCGTAGAAGTCTTCGGCTTGGGTGCGATCGCCGCCGCGCTCTTGCTCGTTTAAGACGACATTAGCGACGTGTTCCTTGGCCGCGTCTTCCCAGCGATCATAAACCTTGTCTTCCCCATCGCCGCCATTGCGAACCAGCCAATCTCCGCTTGGGAGGCGATTAACCGATGACACCACATCCCCATCGGGAGACGCTGCGACGTGGGCGCGATCGACAATCACCTTGGCTCCCACATCTCCGAGGGTGTTCTCCTCTCCCAAGAATGCCGACGCTAGGGCCTCGTTGTCGGTGACGAGCTTGTGTTCATAGGCGTTTTGGATAGCCTTGGCGCGATCGCTCACCTGCTTAGCATTTGCCTTCCATGCCTTCCACTCCGATTCATCGGCATCAGTCTGGGGGGGTGTGTCAAGTTCCCGGAGTTGTTCATCGGTGATACCAGATTCAATGCCATGCTCCCTGAGTGTATTGAGGGTTTGCTTGGCATTCTCCGTTTTAGCGATCGCCCCTTCGCGTCGGGCCATCTCGCGATCTCGCTTCTGCTCATCAGTAAGTTGGTTCTCTTTTTCCTTGCGCTTCTCTCGGTTGGCTTTGGCGTTTTCCTTCCACTCCTCGGGTGACTTGAGGCGCGACAGGTGGAGTTGGTTGAGTTTGCCTCCGGCCCCACCGATCACTGAAGCGCTACCATCGGGATTAGGGCGGATGACGACGCGGACATAGTTATCAGGATCATCTTTCCCGTTCGGGTGTAAGGTGATCCATCTTGCGCCATCTGGGAGTTCTCCCCCGGCATCTTTTTGGAGGGATTGAGCGCCCCAGGTGAAGCCATGCGATCGCCCGCCCCGGACAATTTCGATTTCCCCGTTACCTAAGAACCAGAGGCGATCGCCTGTAAGAATATCCATAGTTTCCCCTATAAAAAAAGCCCGCACAGGGCGGGCCGGACTGAAACACCAAGGGAGATTAGCTTGCGTCCAAGTCTAAGCATTGTAGCAGATGGCGATAAGCGTCGTCTCCGATGTCGCTCGCATCTACCGTAATGTGGGTGTGTTCTTGATAGTCGAACATGATCGCCCGTCCATCACAGATGAACTCGGCATCGGCATTTTGGGCATCAATGAGGGAGAACCACACTTCAATCGGTGGACTATCGGGATCGGCATCGTTGGGGATGGACACGTAGGCGGTTGCGCTCATGGGGGTACTCGTCAAACAATTCTTGAGGTGATACCTGATAACCGGTGGAGAAGGTTTTGCTGGTATTGGCGGGCGTAGATTTCTTGCACGTCGGCGCCTGACTTCTGTATATATTCTAACGCAGATCTGGCGGCAAACTTATTGATCTCGGAGTTCATCGCCGGGCGAAACTTGGTGTGGGCCTTTGACTCCGTGTTCCCCTTGTTGAAGCTGAAGAAACCATTAGACTTTTCCCATATCTCAGTGAGTTCGCGATCGTCGAGTTGAGCCAGGCGCTGGGAGCTTGCTAGGGATTTCTTCTTAGCGGCGATGACGGAACCGAGATCCCCAGATTTGGCGAGCTTGTCTCGGGAGGACTTCAGGTTGATGGTTGCCTGCTTATAACGGGTTGCGAGTTCCTTGTCCTTGGCGATCGCCTCATTCTGCTCGTCCGTTAACTCGGCCCCCTCTTTTTTCTTCTTCTTGGCATAACTGGCCTTACCACTCCATTGTTTGCGCTCTGTTCGTAGTTGGATAACCTCGGACTCTTGGGTGGCGATCGTATCTCGGAGGGTGAGGGCTTCGGTATGTTTGGCAAGTTTGCGCTCGTTGCCTTTGATCTGCTTGGTTAGTTGGTTCATGCGATCGCCAAGGGCGGCATATTCTGGAGAGTCCTTATCTGGATGGCTGCGCCGTGCTGAGATGATTTCCCCTTTCTCGATGAGGGCGTTGGAGTTCTCACTAAGGAGTTGCTGTTCGTAGTGCTGGGGGTTCTCTTGGCGGGCTTCTAAGTCTGCGATTTCCGCTTCGAGCTTCGGGATACGAGCAGTAGCTGACGCCGCTGTTTCCTTCCCATGCCACAGCATCTTCTCTTTTAGATATTCGGCATCACTACCCTCAAACTCGTATAAGTGGAGATGGGCAAGAGGATCATCGCCCGAGTGCATGGCGTCCATCAAGCATACAAATTGGACGCTATCCATCGACTCTTCAACATCGTCGTCAGTGTAATTGTACCCATGGTAGGCGGGGACAACGTGTAACTCGGGTTCTCCGGTGGTGGGATTAACTCGGATATTGACAGACTTCGGGACGACAGAGCCATCGGGGTTGACGACGACATTATTGTAGATGTGGTGATGTTCAATACCGCGATCAAGGGCGTCTTTAACTTCCAGTCCTGACGTTTGCAAGTAGTCGTAGGGGTTCCGAGTCGTGTCCCCTGTTTCGACGAGGGAGAGTGATCTCACTACCATCTCCTCGATCGCCTCTTTGGCCCCAGCCTTCTCAAACTCCTCAATCGTCGGCAACCCATACACTGCACTTGTCCTCTCCTCCCCCGCACTATTCGTGTACGTAAATTCTCTTGGAGGACGATCTTTGTAGAGGCGAGCCATTACATCGAGACGCCTGTAAGCAGGTTCTTTGGCGGCATCGCGCACCCACGTATTCGCCTCGTCACTCCAAACTTCCCCATTGAGTTCGCGGCGAAGCAGGGCAATCCCTTCTTTCGTGCGTCGCCCGCGATCGCTCTCAGGATCTAAGTCGAGCGCTTGTCTTTCCATTGAGGTGAGGCGCAACTTTAGGCGCTCCAGTACACCGCGCTGGGCTTCGATATGCTTGTCGGCGTTGCGCTGTAGTTTGCCGACACCATCGGCGGCAATGCGATCAGGACAGATTGGCATGGGAGGTTATGGGGGGCAGGGTTCTGTTTCGGCTCGGGCGGCGATCGATTCAATGCTAGAAGGAACGGCCATGCGATATCCAGGCAGGCGTTCTCTTGATACTGAGGCGATCTTGCTGAGCATCTGATCTAGGGAGGCGTTCCCCGTGACGGTGGTTTTCGCCTCTTTGATGGTTTCCGTTAAACCGCCGAATGCCGACTCGATCGCGTCGTAGTAGGCGTCGTAGTCCGCCTGGTTGACTGCGGGGTTGAGGGATATCTGCTGAGTGAGTTCCTTGAGTCCTTCTATCTGCTGGGTGTAGGCGGCGATAATCCCGTTCCCCTTCGCCGCCCCCTTAGACGCCTCTTGGATCTCGCTGAACTCAATTGTCGTCGAAACTTCAGGGACTTCTTTGAGTAGGGAAGTGATGTAGGGGAGGGAGTTTGAAAGCGTCTCCTCAACGCCTTCCATCGATGAGTGGAGTTTTTCGACTTCGGCGGCGATCGCGCTGGGATCTTTATTGGCCCCATGATTAAACGCGAATACCTGGATTAACTGCCCCAGGAATGCCTGCTCTCCGGGGGAGTAGAGTTTGTTGATTTGCCCCTTGAGTTCCTGGAGTTTAGCTTGGCGTTCCTGCCAGGCGGCGTCGGTTTTATCGTTCTCCGAGTTTTTGAGTTGTGTGAACACCTCGGACTCGACATCGCGGCGCTTGGCGTAGAACTCCTCTAGCTGCTCGTCCGTCGCGTCATCCCCACCGGCGATCGCGCGGGTTCTGGCGTTGAGAGGTTTTTGCTGCTTAGTCGGGTTGCGCTTCTTACTGTTGAGGCTTGTCGGGGTTCGTGAGGGCTTGCTGTCATCTTGGCGACGACGACTATTTAGGCTTGTTGGGGTTTCCCGTCCGCCGCAAACATGATCCTGCGGAATCCACCCATCGCCACATCGTTTTCCTGTTCCTGGGGCCATTAGCGATGCTGTTTTAGTTGCCGTAGATGGTTTTGAACCCCAGCGCGATCCATCCTCAGGAGGATCTCGAGAATTTCCTCAATCACCTCATCCGTCATTGGCTTGTTTGGATCGTCGTCGGGTTGGGGCAAGGGGGGGTTCGGGAGTTTCGGGGAGGGTGGCTTGTAGGGGTTGTCGGCGATTGCTTTCACTAACCGTCGCCCGCCTCCGACATAAACTTCCCCATTGATTCTCAGACGCATAAGATTTGATGAATGGGTGATTGTGGTTTCTTGGGAATCTCTACGGGGATAGGTGGTGGCATGGGGGGCGCTCCATCACCTGATTGGATTTTGGCGGCCCACAAAGCCTCTATTTCGGCGTGGGATAAGATTCTCATTATTACTCTCTCTCTTGGTATTGTTGGCGCTCTATGTATTCGATGGATTGATCCATCCCCATCAGCCGAGGAACGACGATCGCAATAATCCCAGTCACGATCGCAGCCCCCACATAGGCTAGAATCCGCATCTGAAAAGATAACACCTCTAGGCGCTTCTCGATGTCGGATACGCGGACAGCGGCATTGTCTGTCGTTTTTTCTCGTTTTTCGGTGTTGGATTCGAGGCGCGATCGCATCTCATCCTTAAATTTCCGTAGTTCCGCTGAAGTCTCGGCGGTACGATCATCAAGACGGACAAGGTAGGAATGGAGCGATTGCATCCCAGGGGAGAGGACGCGATCGCAGTAGGCCATTGCTGCATCTTGGGACTCCTCAAAGCGTCCCCTAGAATCCTCAAATCGGGATCGGGAATTATCATTGTTGCTCATCATTATCATTCAGTACAAGAGACTGGGACATTCGCGCGATCGCAGGAAAGCAGAGATCCCACTCACACGTAACTAAATTTGGAATCTGTGGGACTACCTCGCAAGCTAGGCGATAGTCCTCTCCGATGCACTGATGGTAAAGTTTATATCCTCCCCAAAATCTAAAGCCTCGTAGGGAGAGGAGTTGCTGGTATCGCGGATCGGGTTCTCGCATTGAACCCGCCAGGCGGGCGATCGCCAAGGCCATCCACTCCTCATCCGATAGGCTCGCCAAGGCTCGAAGCACCCGCAAAATTTCCCTAAAATCAACGATCTGATGTCCTAAACCCGCCTCAAACCGTTGAGCCATCGTTGAAATAGTTTTGGCGATCGCCCGTGACGGCAAACCAGGTACAACGTAGATCTCACCGTCGGAAAGATAGGCCGTTAGATTATCTGGGAAGAACTGGGGGATACCCCTAGAGGAATGAATGGGGGGGAGTTCGACACCGCGATCGCTACAATATCGCACCGCCGCCGAAACAATCTTCCTATCCACGCGGGGAAGTCCTTTCTGACGGCATCGAAGGGCGGATTTCGATAGGGGTTTGCCCTGCATCTCGCAGGTGGCCCGGTATCCACCAAACTCCTCGTCAGGTTCCAGGTTTGTGATCCGAAAACCGCTTAAATCCGTCGGGATTTCCCCTGATCCTCGCAGGAATCCGAGGGGGGTAATATCGGATTCTCCGAAGATAGCTAGGCGATCGCCGTCAAAAATGGCATGGATGTCGTTATCGCTAAGCAGTTTTCCGATGTTATTGCGATAGTCGTCTTCGAGGGCAAGGTAGTCCTCCCCAGAGATTAGCTGTTCGGGTGCGATCGCCAGATGGAACACTACCTGCATTCCATCCCCTGGCATACCTACATCAAAATAGATCGCCCGGCCATATTCCCCTTCTCGCTGAGCAAATTGGAAGTCCGCTAGGGTGGGTTCTTCGTAGTCGTTCTCGTTGCTCCCAACCTTGGAACGCTCCCAGCGATTATTGGAGTTGAGAATGTAGCGCTTGCCATCCTTGAATTTTGTTTGTGGGGTGGCGGCTTTTGACAGGGTATCGGCGATCGCCGCGATCGCATCCTCGCCCCAATCGCCCTCAAATATCAATTCAGTCATCAGATTCTCAAAATCAATCGCTTGGAGGACTTGGATAGGCGATCAGGTTCCTCACCTTGAGCATTACCGGGGGCCGGTGGTTGGGGAGGCGCGATCGCCCCTTCATCTTGGGGCGGTGGCTCTGGTGGTTGGGGTTGCCCGCCCGGTGGTGGTTGCCCGCCGCCACCCATCTGCTGCTGCATCTGCTGCTGCATCTGATTCTCATCCATGGGGGGTTGCCAACCTTGGGGCGCCGCCAGTGGCAAATCTCCCCAGTCAACCGGATCGCGTCCGCCCCATTTTTTGCGAAACTCGTTGATTGTCATAATTCCGTCTCGACATTCTTGGGAGTCGCGCTGGTACTCCTGTTGTTCTTGGGGCGTGTTGGACTGGGCCGGGGTGACGATCAGATCATCCCAACCGAGCGATCGCCTCATCAGAGTGTCGCTGTAGGTTTCTGAGATGATCTGCAAGAGGGGAGCAACGCCTTTGTTTTCCGTCAAGTCCACCTGAGTCTCGGCCACTCCCGATCCGATACCGCCGGTGACGCCTTCGGTGAAGCCAATCTGCGATGGCGTGATCTTGAAGGCCATGCAAACCCGATTGACGCAATAGGTGAGCAATTCCTTGTGCTGCATATCCCGATTGGAGACTTGGGAGAGGGGGATAAGCTCGAATAGGGAAGACGCCGATCCGTCGGGGTTTCTTTGGGCCCGGAAGGCGTGGATGTTATGGGGATTATCGGCCGAGGTATTCCGCATTTGCCCCGTGATCGCCCGGAATTGCGCCTCAGATACCCCAAGGATTGCCAGGAGCGCCGGGGGGATACCGTTTTTCTCAAATAGTTTGTTGTTATAGGAGTTGGCGTTGAGATCTGCGGCGATCGAGACAAAGAAGGTTTCGATCGCACTAAACCCATAGGGCTGCCAAGAACATGGGTTCACCATCATCGTCCCAACCTCATCCCACTCGTAGCACTGCTCTCTCAGCACGTTGTAGGACTGCCAATAACGAAGGGGGATCCCGCTGTCATCCGTCTCGATCTCTACCGTGTCCCCCGGAATGACGCCTAGCTCGATGGGAATATCGCGCCCTTTCCAGGGAGCCGTGACGATCTCGAATGCAGCGAAGTCATATATAAGGAGATCTCGTAGCAGGATACGGTGAAAACTATTTTGTGACTGGTGGCGGTTTGGGCGCTCAATAAACTCTTGGGCCCACTTGATCCGCCTCATCTGTTCTTGGTATTTTTCGGGACGGCGATCGCGCAACCACTCCGATTTGTCCTCATCGCGCGGCTTCACCTGCCATTCGACGGCGGAGACAAACTCAATCAGGGTATCGATACACGCCCTTACAAGCTCACTGCGCTCATATACCGCGCGTAACAACTCAACCGAGAGGAACCCCTGACGAGGCGTGGGGCGTCCCCCTGACGTGGGAAAGTCGTTTCCAACCACCCGGCGGCGACGCACTGGAGTCTCAACCCCCGATGCCTTGAGGAGTTCCCGGGCCTGGGAATGTGTCATCTGACTGGGAACCACTGGGTTAATCATCGCCCTCTAAGAAATCAGTCCAAGCTAATTGATAAGCCTCGCAGATCCGCCCCGCGCGATCGCTGCCATCATTCCCCGGCACAGGGGAGTAGATCGGGGTGTACCATCCTCCAACCCGCACTAAAAAAGCCGCGATCGCTCGCAGCTCCTCCGGGTTCTCCCCTTTACTCCTTAGCCTCGATAGAGCCGCATGGGCCCGGCTAAATTCTGGGAGATCGTCAACTCTCATCTTATATATATCAAATCTCCCCTCCATTCTATCGGCCCGTCGCAATGATGGCGAATCACGCCGCACCCGTGAGTACATTGTTAGTACAAAGTGCTGCACCTTGATGCAGAAAAACGTGTAATCGATTTTTGGGGGTTCGTCGCCTACAACCCAGTCAGGGAGGGAGCTAAGACATGATCGGAATCCGTCACAAAACCTATATATAGGTAAATAAGATCATGTCCGTCACACCACTCCCTGATCGCATCACCAAACTATTTTCCCTTCCCCCTTGACGAATGTGGTGCGGCTAGTTATAATGAAGTCAGGAGCTTAGCTCAGGGGTAGTCGTAGATTGCCGCCTTAACCCGCACCCTCACCGGCGCGGGTTTTGTGTTGTTAGGGGACTCAGTGCAGTACGTTGTTAGTACAAAGTGCTGCACTCCGATACAGAAAAACGTGTAATCGATTTTCGGGGGTTCGTCGCCTACAACCCAGTCAGGGAGGGAGCTAAGACATGATCGGAATCCGTCACAAAACCTATATATAGATAAATAAAACCATGTCATCCCAAGCTGTGACAATTCCCCCTTGCACAATGAACATAGATGGGATACACTTAGATAGACAACATCAAGACAGGACACAATAACCATGAGCGCTGTTAAACACAAGAAATTCGCCCGCAAAAAAGTAACGCCCCTAAACGGGCATCGCCACAAGCATCCCGTATCGAAGTACGGCGGAAACGGGGTACGCAACCCCTACCGGGCATCTCGGAATATCCGAATGGATGAGCTAACACTGGAATGGATGAAGTGGGTGGCGGTATCATCGGGGTTCATCTACCCGTCGGGCAAGCCGACTTTTGCTCGCGTCCTCGACTCCGTATGCGGGGTATGGTGCGCTTCCGAGGCGGGGATTTTAGATTCTCTGATTGAGCAAACCGCCAAGCATATCCAGGGAGGGACGAAAAACCTTTACCCACAGGAGAACCCAACCTGGATTCAAGTGGCGGCTTGGCTACTTACCGAGATGACAGAGGGACGATCCGAGCAATGGCTTGTCGCCGACGTATGCGAACAGGCCATCGACAAACTCCGGGAAGCACAGGGAGGGTAAGACATGAGACAACTATCCCTGCTAGAAGGCGCGTCGCCTATGGTGCCACAGAAGGGGACGGCGCGGCAGCAATCGGTTAACGCGATCGTAGAAATGCTAAAGCGCCGCACTCCCCCGGAAGGGGCCCCAATGATCATCTCGTATGGAGGCGGGACGAACTCGACGGCGGTAATTTTGGCGCTGTACTGCAAGGGTATCCGCCCTGATGGGATTTGGTTCTCAGACACCGGCAACGAGAAGCCAGAGACATACGAGTTTATGGCTCGGTTTAATACCTGGTTGAAGTCTGTCGGGTTTCCCCCTATCTCCGTAGTGAGATACAAAATCAAGAACCCCCAACGACGAGGCAAGGTGTACCGCGAGGTAGGCGAGGCGATCGCATCCATTCCCCGCAAGAACTTAGAGCCATGGGCCACCGCCGTCACCACAACCCTGTTGGCAGTATCCCAAGAGAACGACATCCGCCAAAACTACAAGTACGAATCACTGGGTGAGGAGTGCCTCGTCACTGAGGGGTTTCCCTCTAAGGCCTACGGACGGGGTGCTTGCTCGATGAAGTGGAAGATCGAGCCAATGCAGAAGCAACTGAATGCGGTTTATGGCGATCGCCCGATCCGCTCCCTAGTTGGCATCCACGCGGGAGAGACGAGTCGCCTGCTCATGAAATCAGGGCATCCGAAAGAGTTGGAGCATGGCAACTTCTTTGATGAATATCCCCTCATCGAGTGGGGACTCGAACAGGCGCACTGCAATGCCCTATGCTTGGCGATTCTAGGGGAGATCCCTCCCAAGAGTTCCTGCTGGTTTTGTCCCAATATGCGAGTTTCAGAGGTGCGGGAACTCCGAGATAACCACCCCGAATATTACGAGTTGGGATGCGAGATTGAAAAACAGGCGATGAGCCATATTACCCGCAGCACCTCCATCAAAGGACTGGGGCGCCGGTTCAGTTGGCGGGATTTAGACAAGCTCACCCCCTTAGAGTTGGCCGCCGTCGAGTCCGCCAAGGAAGGGATGCGCTGCTCTTGCATCGACTAATCAAAAAACTCCGACAATAGCGACGCAGTGCGGGAATCTCCTAGCATCCGCTCCCCCCCAACCTCAGCCACGATTGGCTGAGGTTTTTTGTCGTCTTCGATCTCCTCAAACTGGGAGAACACAATATCAGGATCTTTGGCGCGAACCATGGCCCATACTACCGCCGCCACAGCATCAGAAACATCCTTGTGGGAGTTGGATAACATCCCATCCGACTCACTGCGAGGTGCGTCAACCTTGGCCCCGCCGGTGAGGATGAGCTTGTAACATTCCAGGATGAGGGCGCGGTAGCCGTAGTAGATTAGTTGGCGATCGTAAACCAGAGACTTAAATTCGTCGTAGTCTTCCTTTGTGACGAGGTGGGGCATTACGTTAAAGTCGTGGTTTCTAAGCTCTTGGATGGAGTCGGCACTGTTCCACCGATCGGCCGATACCCAAGCAAAGTGAAAGCCCCGGACTTCACTGAGGTAGTAGAGGAAATAACGCACTGTCTTGTAATCTACCTCTTTAGCCGTAACCTCGTCTGTGTGGGCGTTATCGCGCTCATAATAGGACTCGCGGCGGATATCCCCAAACTTCTCAAACATGGCCCCCGTCCATCGGAAGGCGAGATCAATCTGAGGTTGGAATTGGCCCGCCTCGGGCTGATGGAGATGTCCGATCGCCAGCCCATACCCATCGCCCGTCAACCCCGGATCAAGGTGGCAGTAGTAGTCGTAATCGAGTCCAGATGGGGACTTCTCAGATCGGAACCAGTCAGCAAGTTGGGGGAACCCGCGATCGTCAAGCACGGGATCTCCGAAGCGATCCACCATCGAGATTGGATTGCGCCCCCTGGCGGCGATCGCATCGCGAACCCCCACCCCCAAATCTGGGAGTTTCTCATCAATGAGATCCGCATCAATCCCGTGGGAGTGCATAAGCAATAGCTCGGGCGATCTAAAGTAGGCGTCGATCGCCGCCGGCGGGCGACAGGCATACTTCGTGTCACTCTCCTCTGGGTTACGGCGATAGTCCTCAGCGAAATCATCCTCAGTTAAGTGGGGGACAACTTCCCATGTGGCTCGAACGGCTGAGTAGGTATCCTTCAGGAGCGATCGCCGCGAGAGCGCCACCATTTGCATCATGTAATCCTCGGCATGGCGGGGAAAGCTGATAGCAAAGCCACGCCAGCGGTTATTGAAGCGCGTCCGGGCGCTCGACACCACCAACGAATGGATCATCTTGGCGGTGTTAGCCTTTGACTCGGAACCCGAAAACGCCGCCAATTCATCGAGAACCCAAAATAGGAGGTTCTTCCCCTCACTAGCGTTAACGGAGCTTGTCAAACTCCAACAATGGATGTGGTGGGGGAACTCGATATCCTGGGCATGAACGAAATCGCCCCTATCCTTGAGCCAGCGATCGCCGCCAACATCCGGGCGCAGCAAGTCGAGCGTTGTCCTCAGCCATGGCCAGTTGATGATACGATTGCGGAATTTCTGGAAGTACACCGTTTTGGCCTGGTACTCGCCATAACCAATCACAGCGAGATCGATATTCTCGTTTGGGGCCATGCCGAGATAGGCTTGCGGGGATTTTAGGCACAGCAAAATGTGGACAACCCACGCCTGAGTCACACTCACGACGAAATCCTTACCTGATCCTTTACCCCAGACTAGGAAAGCCTCGGTATAAGATCTAAGGCGATCGCCCTCAAAGACTTGCTTAGGATCGCTCCCAAGGAAACGCTCCAAATCCTCTCGCTGCTTTGGGTAGAGACGCACTTGCCCCGACGCTGATATATGCTGATCCGATTCGACAAAATCATTCAGGGGGAGAGGGGTGAAGTGCCGGCTGATGCGATCAAGCCAGGGGTAGTCGGGTTCCTTGTCGGCGGCGATCGCCCGCGCGATCGGACTCTCCCCAACACCTGAGTCGGGGAAGTATCGCTCTATTGCTTTCTGCCTTGCCTCCAACCGCTTAAGGGCCTTAAACATCGATCACAGGGGGAAGTTGCGACTGGGTACGAGCATCGAGGGTTTCCTTGAGTAGCACGATCTCCGATAGGCGTTCAACACTCCCAGTAATCGCCTCTACCATGCGCGGATCTTGGTGGTTCCCCTCTTGGGCTGCTCTCAGGATGAAGGCTATCCCCTCTGCGATCGCCTCTGGGGCCCGATGCGCCCATCCCTTCTCTACCGCATCCATCTTTCGGGTGAAGGACGCCAGCAACTTCTCATCGCCCATCTTTAACCTCCGACGCCACTTTCGGATCGCCCTCGTTGTGCATCCGTTAACCTCGGCCGCTTCGCGATCGCCCATCGCTACGGCATCCACTAGCGCCTTGGCCGCGCGATCGTAGTTAAATGCTGGCATCGTTCCCCTCCCGTTCCTATTGTTCCTATCCTAGCTGTTAGTACATTGTCCTTACTGTGTTACGGATTGTAACAACCTTGTCACCCATCATCTAGCTGTGCTACACTAAGGATAGTTAAGAGGGAAGGGACATGACAACGGTTCAAAAGCTAAAAGAGCAATTCACCGCTATCACTGGCTACGTCGGCCCCGCCAACGTGCGGACGTTCTGTGGGCGGTTTGCGACAACCGCCGCGCAAAAAGAGAATCTTGCCAGCCGGGGCAATTCCCGCCGCTTCTGGGAAACCGCCGTCGAGATCGCCGAATCTGCCAAAGCTCAAGGACGTACCACCTACGTCGAAGATCCCGGAACCTTTGAGGAAGAACAAGCGCGGTGCGAGGAGAAATATCCTCAATTTTTCAACCTCGGCGATCGCTGCTGGGACAACGGAACTGAGTATGAAATCGTCGCCACGAGCGCGACAAACGAGGGGCGCTTCTACGCCTTGGAGGATCACCGCTATCGGGGCAAGCGCATTCAATCCGAAGGGGAGGTGATGGAAGGCTACATCATCAACCCCGAAGGGGAATTAGTGGATGTCGAGATTGTGAGCGATCGCCTCGAAATCCACACCTACCTAATGCCGGGCCCCGCCATCTACCCAGAGTTTGAGTATGTCTGCGTCTCCCGTCCCGCATCGTCTCCCGGTGACGCGATTGAGGTAACGATTGACTGCGATCGCACGGGGTTCTACATCCATGGTTGGACAGAAAACCTCAACACCGGTAGCAAATATTCATTCGCCGTCGATCCAGTTACCCGTCGATGGATCTCCTCTAGTCCGGGTGTGAGCCGAGGAAACACCCTCGACAAGCACACCCGCGCCATGATGGAGTTCTTCGCAGCGCGGGGAAAAACCCTTAGTGCTGAGCGCATCTACGCATAGCACGCAGTGAGGGCTTCACACATCCAAAAGCCCTCACTACCACCACCGTCAACCAATCCAAGAATAATCATGCAATACTTCACACCTCAAACCAACATCATGTTCTCCAAGACTCTGTATCTAGCCAGTCGAGGGGTGACAGCAACAGTGGACTTCAGCGAGACCCTCATGACAGAAGGAACCCGCCCCAACCTGATGGCTCGTCAATCCCTCCATTACCTAGAATATGCGTTTTGGGCGGCGGCGGCGATCGCCTACAACGCAGGACTGCTAACCCGAGAAACCCTCGATTACCATCTCAATAATTGGTACGAGGCAAACCGCTCTGATATCGAGGCACTTCAGGCGAACGCGGAGTATCGCACCGCCCCTGTTGCCCGAGCCTTCATCTCCCACATCGCCTCGGGTTCCACCGGACGCCGCATCGTCGGAGGTTTGAAAAAATCCGCGCGTCTTGCGCTGGGATTGCTTCGGAACATTCAAGAAGGGATGTTCCCACGCATCCGGTAGGGCAAGTTCACGAGGGACTCGGGTGATGAGTCCCCCCCATTCACCAATCCACGAAAAATCATATGGACAACAGTAGATTTGAGACGTTTAAGTTCACAGTCACCCGCGCGATCGCCGGTGACTGGCGATTCTCTATCGGAGAGGCCGAGTTGCGGGCCCAGTTATCCCAACAAGGACTCAATGGGAATGTTGTCCTCACGGTGGGACTATCTACCCACTGGCGCATCACCAAAACCCAGTCCGTGAAGGTGGTAAACGGAACCCCCATTCGCCAAATAAAAACCCGTGGTAGGGGCAAAACCCTAGAGGGCGCGATCGCACAACTCACCCTGGCAACTCCCGCATACATGGCCTTCAAAAGCAAATGTGACGGATTGTAACAAACTCGTCACCCATCATCTAGGTGTGCTACAATAAAGACAGTTAAGAGAAAAGGGAAAAGAGAAATGACTACCACCAACCCCATCAACACCGCCCTCACCCGCTCAGCCAACGCGGGGGCATGGTTCGCCAAAGAAGGGCTTGACATCTCCATCATCCGCAACGGGGCGATCAGTCTCGGCGTCATTGCCTCCAACGACGCGCACATCTGGGCAAACCGCGCCCGTGACGGCGAAACCGCGAAAGTCGAAAACCGCCAAGCGGCTATTGACTTCCTCCTCAACCGCTAGGACTTCCGCCCTCCCCTTGGAGGGCAGCCCTCACGCCACACTTTCACACTCCAAGCAGGACAAGACGATGACTAAACTCACTATCAAGCTCCCCCTAATCGAGCGAATTGAGATTACCGGGGAACCCAACCAATACATCATCCGTTTGAATGAGAACGAGTTTCGGATCTCGCTGTACCGCCGAGTCGAAGGGTGGGAGGTTGTGACTCCCTATGGAAACGAGATCATCCGTCGCGACATTGGCGACAGTGGGGGCATCCCTGAGATCATCAAAGAGGCGATCGCGATCGCGCTTTCAATCGCAGAGGAGAACCAATACCTCATCGAGATCGAACGGCAGGATATTGAAGACGCACCCACCAACTTTGAAGGTTTAGACGTAAAACACTTCCTCTTGTCCCTCAAAGCGGCAACACAGATCGTCGCTTCATTAGGGCGAGGGACTCCACTCGACTACATCCACATCCGCCAACAATAAAGTCAACGCCTCCCCTCGGAGGCATCCACCGCACCCTAGACAGGCAAAGACAATGACTACTCAAACCTCAATCATCCAACGCATCACCGACTCTCCAGAGCAGCGCTACCTATTGTTACTTAATGATGGTGGGTTCCGCGTCGATGTTGTGAAAACGGAGGGGTTAGTTCCCTTCTGGACGATCTCGACGCCAGTTGAAACCATTACCCTCGAACAGAGAGGGGAGTCCACGATCGCCGACATTATCGAAACGGTGGTGTACTTTACCGTCACGTCCCTAGAGGACGACGGAAGGTGGTTAACCCCGGAGGATATCCAAAACGCACCCACCGACTTTGAAGGGGTTGACGTAAAACGCCTTCTCCGAGAGTTAACCCGGAGGGGACACTACCAGCACCAACAGAATTAACATTAACCAACCCCCTACTCAGGGGGTTTTTACTGTGGACAGAAAACAACAGATCCGGATGGCGATCGCCGCCACCAACGCCGAACTCTCCAACGCTACAGGGTTTCGGGCATCCCGGAGTTACCGGGCCGGGCGATTTGCTGAAAACCTACTCCAACGCGCGATCGCCGATGGGACGTGCTGGCTAGGAGATCCGCGATATATCCGTCGCTGGATCTGTCACGCCAACAACCAGGATGGTGATGGGCGTGGGCAGCGGTTCCATTTCCCTGGAGGGCGATCGCTCGTGGCCCCGGACTTCGAGTTCGAGACGGTGAGGGGGACGCGGTTCTTCCTTGATGTAAAAGGGAAGCTCTACCACAGTCTCTATGAGCGCGATCGCACCCTAGAGCAGTTCGTTGACAAACGTTTCATCGAGGACTATCACGAACTGGCCCAGCGGATGCACTGTCGGACGCTCGTATTGATTCACCTCATCCCAGACGAGGTGGCCTTAGCACTGGGAGCCACACCCGAGAGGCGAGTGCAGGGGTGGCAGGGGAACTACCGGGAACCTCCGAGGAACGCTCCCACCCACGATAGGTACTACCTAGGAACGACGGAGGACTGGCTAGGATCACGGCGTGGGATGTGCGATCGCGAGGAAGGATACTACTGCAAGGTTTCACGCCTTGCCATGGGAGGGAATGAAGGGGAATTGCCGGCGATCGCGGCGTGGGCTGATGCTGTTCGCGGGGCCGCACCAGCGAGAGCTACAATGAGAGAAACTCGGTACCTGAATTATGCCTGTTGACAGCTTTGGATTTCGGTTTGGGGGTGGATACCGCCTCTACCGCGCCCCTAGAGGCGACATCACCCAAATCAAGGCCCCGGACTGGAGTACGCCAGACGGGGTTTTTCTTGTGGGTGCGATCGTCCAGAATTTTCACCCCGACACCTTCCACTTGATGGTGGTATCAAAGAATGGGGAGTTGTCTCAAGATGATGAGGCAATGTTTGCGATCGCCATCCCTGGCGAAACCATCGTCACCCTCTCGGCGGGGGTACACCTTCCCCCTCATGGCTTGTTCGTCACCTACCCCATCATCGGAATAAGTAGTGACGCCAACGAATACGTCCCTGCAAGTTTTCCGGATCACGCAACCCAGGTTTATTACCGCTAATGCCTATCCCACTGTCTCCCACCCCGCCTCTGAAATTCGCCTCATCATCGGCGATCGCCCTAGATCCGCAGGAGCTTGGCTCTGAGGTTGGGCCTCTAAACACCCATCCCGACGCCTGGATGGCCTACTCATTGCGACGGCTCAAGGCTCGATACTTTGGGCCCTGCGTTCGAGTGAGGCGCGATAGTGACAATACCGAGCGAAATATCCGGTTCTCGGGCGATTGGATCGATGTCGATGCACTCCTCGCTTTCGTGGGGGCGGGGAATGGGTACGTGACGACGCTCTACGATCAGAGCGGTAACAACTACCATCTCCATCAAGACGTAGCGGTGAGGCAGCCGGCGATCGCGGTGGCGGGAGCGATTACTACCAACGCATCAGGAGGCTACTGCATTCGCTTTGATGGGGTGGATGATCTTTTTTCCCGAGAAGATTTCCTGATATCGGAGTCCGATGGATCGATCTATCTCACTTTATCAGGATCGATCCATTCAACGCTTGATAGCAACTATGCTTTCATGAACTCCTCAGCTTCCAATACTAACCCTTTATATTCAATCAGGTTCACTCACCCAGAGGTGCGGCCCTGGGTGATTTTTAAGGACATCAATCTGGGGACTGGAGTTGCAACATTAATTCCTGAAGGGCAGGGTATTGGGGATAACTTTGTGATATCAACGGAGACAGCATCGCATGGTGGAGACGCCTTAACTTCCCTACAGGTTTACACAAAAAACCTAGAAGGCGGGCAAATGTTTTACACTCACACCCCAACTCGCCGTCCGAGCATTGGAGGTAATACATTTGTGTTGGGTGCGAGATCAGTAGATGATATGCACTGCCCTATCCTTCTTCAAGAGATTGTCTCTTATCGTAGAACTTCCTTTCTTAATAACTCTCCGGGGACTGACACGGCCGAGTCCTTTGGACTACTCCCAGCGCCATCGCCGTCAACAGTGCAAACTCACCCTACCCCCGCGATCGCCGTCGGGCTACGTCGCCTTGACGAGAACTACGATGGCCCATGTTTGAGAGTGCGACGGGATTTTGACAATGTAGAGCGCGATATTGGATTCGTCGGCAACACCCTAGATATTGCTTCGATTCGGGTTTTTTGTGGGGACAGTACCGGGTTTGTGACGACGCTCTATGATCAGAGCGCCAACGCCAACCACTTCACCCAAGCCACCGCCTCACTTCAGCCGAAGATTATCGAAGGGGCAACGACGTTTGATGTCCAGGGAGTACCAACGATCTTTTTCGACGTTAACCACCTTCTCACCGCCGATCCCTCCAAACTCTCGCCAACAGACACTTCAGAGGTATTTTCTGCCGCGATCGCCGCCCACATTCAAAGACGAGAAGAAACCACGCATTACGTCTTTCCATTTAAGGTTGGCGCACCAGGAAGTGGCGGGGTGATTTTGAGGGTTGGGATTGCCTCCAATTTGACAGAGCAGCTAGGGATGTTTTTCAGGCGGGGCGCTTCAGGCGGTGAGTTGGCTTTATCCGTACCATCGTCATCGCTTTTTTCTCCCCTATTTTTACTATCTACAATCCTATTTGAAGCCAGTACTGGAGTGTTATCCCAGTGGAAGCTCTCTGGAGAATCCTGGACAACAGTAAGTAGCCTATCATCCAATAGCTATTTTGGAGAAGTAATACCCGCCGATGGTGCGCTAATTCTAGGAGGGAGCAACAGCAATAGTTCCAGAAACGCAAAAATGAACCTCCTAGAGTTCTGGGTTCATCAGCATCGCGCCAGTGTCGCGTTCTCGGAGTCGCCCTTGGAGGCGATCGCCACCCACTACAACATCTAAACCATGGATTACATTCCTGTCACTTCTACCACCAACGCCCAAGCGATCTCGGTTGCCCTATGGCAATTATCGCGGCCATCCTCAATTCGCTCAGCGCGCGATCGCACGTCGTTCTATACATCCTGGCACACCCACCCCAGTACGGGAGAGGTGGTTCTTGCCGTCCCTGATGATGAAATTCCAATCTTCCCGGACTCGCAAGCCTACGAAAAATCCCTGAATGCCCTCAAGCTACTCATTCAACCATTTGCCACGGAGGAAGAAGTGGTGAGTTTCGAGGCAGCGATCGCCCAACATCCGCGTATAAAACTATCCTCCATCATCCCAGCCACTCTCTGGGAGCAGCGCAAGACAATGGAGGATTTGGTGGATGAGGGGTGGTTCCCGACGAGTGAGGATTTAGAGGGCGAATAGGGTTTGTTGCTCAAACTCGAAGTTTTGGGTTGCGAGGTGGACGGGTTCCCCCCGCAGTAAGCTCTCGAAGTTCTTGCGGAAGGTGAAGTCCTTAGCGTCCCAGGACATTGTGGGGCTAAGTTGCCCGGTGCGCGATCGCTCAACCTCGTGAACCCATGAACTTGCATGGGACACCTCTAACCAGATGGCCACAAGGCGGCGATGGCAGAACTTAGATGGGGGTTCGTAACACAGGAGGCGGGCGTTATTCTTGGATTTCGATAACTCTGAAATTTCTTGGGCCACGGTGTTGGCGTTAAGAGCGTCGAGGGTTTCCTCTTTGAACCGGACGGCGTATTCCCAGTCGCTCACCCCCCCTCGCTTGTAGTCCCTCAACAGGTAAATGGATGGAGCTAACTTGAGGTAGTGGGGGTATTGGCAACCCTTCGGAGGACTAAGACTGATTGAGATTCCTCCATCAGATGCGGACGGAACGGCAGAATAATTGGACGTTGTGATGGGTTTCATAGTATGTTCCTAGTAATCGATCCCTTGGCGTAACTTCCACCCACTAGCGGCGTAGTGTCGCTTGCAGTTGATTGTAGTGGTAGTCCCAGCGAGGGTGGAATACCTCTGGGGAGTGGAATAACGCCCGGTGCAGATGATCTTGGTTTGGGGGTTGGCGGCGATCGCGCGATAGATGGGTTCGCTCAGTAATAGATGTAAGTCTGTGGCGGTGTTAATCTCATCGAGGATCACGGCCCGGTAGTCCCCCGATGCGATCGCAGCAACGGCTTCATCCCACCCCATGGCCGCTTCTTCGTAGTCGAGGGGGGTTTGCCGTCCTCGCCAGACGATCGCATCGCGCCCACAACGAACCCGATATGTCATGTTGGGGTGGGACTCTTGAAGTTTGCGGAGGGGGCCATCTTCAGTGTATCCCGATCCCCCTTTAAGGAACTGAATAATAGCAACCCCGCGATCATCACGCTCTCGCATTGCCACCCCAATCGCTTCTAGGGCATAGCCTAGAGCCGATGTGCTTTTGCCCTTTCCGTCGCCCGTAATGACATGGAGGTTGCCTAACTCCCCTTCCCGAGACGGTGTAAATACGGAATGGAGATCCGCGATCGCACTGAAGTCGTCCGGGCAAGGCTCCCCAGTCAGGATGATTTCCGTGTTTGTCTTGCGCCCTTGCAAGGCTTCGACAATTTCCGAGGCTGAGACAAGATTAAGATGGGCCACTGGGTTGATTTCATCGAGGGCGACGAGATCGTAGAATCCCGAGGCAACCGCACCCCTGGCGATGTCCCAACCGCGACGGGATTCTCGGTAGTCATCGGGCGTAGTGGTGTAGAGGGATAGATGCTCACCGCGCCCGCAGCGGATGAAGTCGAGGGCGTGGGGGAAGGCGGATTGTAAAGCTGCGATCGCCGGATCTTCGTCGTAATTCCGCCCACCCTTGAGGAACTGAACCAGGCAAACGCGATGGCCCGCTCCGAGCGATCGCAGTAGCAACCCTAGGATGGCCCGGCTTTTACCTTTTCCGGGGCCACTATAAAGGTGGATGGCCCCTTGCTCGCGACTTTGGCGCTTGGCCGTCTTGATACCGATCATAGTGCTAGTGCTAACTCCAGTTGTTGGGGGATGTTGTAGGGGTAGTTGGCGATGAATAATTCCGCCCCTTTGCGGCGTTTCGATCCTTTCACCATCGCATATTGGAGCGCCCACGCCTCCATCTTGCACCCAGCGAAATTCTCACGAACGAGAGGGCAGTCGTCGTAGGTGATGAGCCAGTCATGGGCGCATTGGCGCACGTCACGGGCAAATTGCTGGTGAGGAAACCCCCTATGCAAGTCTCCTCTTTTGGAACCGTAAAGTATGGGGGCGACACTGGCGTAGGGGGGATCTAAGAAAATAAAGGCCCCTTGGCCACGTAGGCACTCTCGGTAGTCGAGATTTGTGATCATCACGCCGCTGAGGACGTGGCCCATGCCCCGCAGGGCGGCGATCGCGCGATGGGTGAATCGCGAGTTGAACCGGGTTTGCGAGAATCCACCCGAGGCGACGCAGGAACCATAAACCATGCGCGATAAGGCAAAGTAGCGAGCGCCGCGCTCTGGAATAGTGCTGGGTTGCCATTCCCTCAGTACTTCGTAGAGTTTGGTCCCGTCGGGATTGGCGTCTTTCCAGTCGGCGATGAGATCCGCCATCCCCTCTGAATCTATTTGCAATCCCCGCCAGAAGGCGAAAACATCGGGGTTTAAATCGTTGATCCAACAAGGGATAGTGGGGAACCGTTGGCGGATTGAGAGGAAGACAGAGCCGCCGCCGATGAAGGGTTCGCGGTAGGAGGTGAAGGCTTGGGGGCGGCGATCGAGGATTAGGCCCACCGCCTTGGCTTTACCGCCTGGATAGGCTAGGGGTGATTTCATTATCCGAACCTCCATTCCTGAACTTCACGCCATTTGTAGTATCCCCATCCGGGCTTGAATCCAGTGCGGATGGCGATTTCTTTGAACTCCTGTAATCCGCCGGCGAACTTCCCTTCCTTGCAGGCATCCACCGTCTTAAAGGCAGCCCACCCGGATTTGTATCCAAGCTCTTTTTCTTCCTGTTGTTTCTGCTCGAAAAATTCCATCGTAGGCTTGTCGAGTTGATATAGCGATAACTCGTTAAAGTCCGCCGGTAGGGTTTGCACCGTTTTAATTCGGGGCCGCCCACCGGGGCCGCGTTGCACCTCGAAGGAGAACTTAGTTTGACAGCCAGCGCAATGGCTCCAACCGCGATCGCGATCAGGTTGGGACATTTTGTAGATATGCCCACACTCAGGACATTGAAGCGTCCCAAAACCCTGTTGAGTCAGGGATGTCGCGTCGAGGCTCCAGGGGATCTCATCATCGGGGTGGGGGAGTAGGGCATGGGTGGCCGTGTGATCAATAATTAGGGCCCATTCCTTGCCGGGTGCGGGACGGCGCGATCGCCCGATCGCCTGGAACCACGTCACGATGGACGAGGTGGGACGGGCAAACTGAACCACCTCAATCCCGACGATATTCACACCCTCAATGACAATACTGTGCTGGAATAAGACGGTGATTTTGGTAGCTGCAAAGTCGGCGAGGATTTGCTCGCGCTCTTTGGCTGGGGTGTTGGCGTCGATATGGGCCGCTGCCACCCCGTTGTCAATGAACGTTTCGCAATACTCTAGGGAGAGTTTTACGGAAACCGGATAGACGACGGTTTGCTTACCTTGAGCGAGCTTCCTCCATGTCTCAAACACGTCGCCCGAGAGCATTACCGTTTCCGTGTATTCCTCCAGTTCCTTCTGCTTGTAGTCCCCCTTAGACTTCGGGATACCAGCGGCCTCGGGATCTAGGATGTTCTGAGGGCTATAAATCTTTACTGGGCATAGGAACCCATCTGCCATTAGCGATTCCGTGGTGGCTCCTAGGATTAGAGCTTGGAACCCCGACACCCCGTTATGAAGCCATCGCAGTCCTCGCCCATCTAGGCGCGTTGGGGTGGCGGTGAACCCGAGGATAATTTGCCTCTCGTAGTGGGTGAAAATTCTGGTGTAGGACGGGGCCGCTGCATGGTGAGCCTCGTCGATGATGATCAAGTTGGCTTCGGGCTTGTTCTTAAGGCGGCCCCACGCCTGGATTGAGCAAACTTGGACTTGCTTGTGGGGTTCTCGGGGAAACTGGGATTTGTTGGCGATCGCGCCAGGGCGTTGCCCCGTCCACTCCTCGATGTGATCGAGGGCTTGCCGTAGTAGCTCAACTTTGTGGACGACGACAAGGACACGCTGGCCGCGCTTGAGGGCAGCGACGACGAACCAAGCGAAGATAACAGACTTCCCCCCGCCGGTAGGCTGTTGGAGCATGATACGGCGGGTATCGTCGGATAGGGTGGCGATCGTTTCGTTGACTTGCTTCTTCTGGTATTCCCGAAGCTCGGGAAACCGCAAGTCCATCGGACTGAGTTCGAGGGATAGTTGGGACATCATCAGTCAGAGCAAAGGCAGGTGAAGGTTTCGGATCGGGATATGTACCGCCATATACGCGGACGACTTGCCACCGGAAACTGAAGTCCAACTTTCTAGTGGGAGATACCCTAGGTTCTCCCCATCAGCGATCGCGGTTGTATCGAGATCTTCGTATTT